TGCAAGTTTATGCCAACACCAGCGGAGATAGATTCGGTTGTTCAGAATGAAGGCTATGATCGCAGACGCAAGATCAATCGCGCCAAGCATCTTTTGATGATTCACTATCGAGATTATGAGCCGCCCCAAGAATATGTCACAGCCCTAGAGCTTGAAGATTTAAGAAAGAATCTGGAAATTGGCACAGCCCACAAATAGCGCAGCCACCAGCTTGATGTGCGACCTAGCCAAGTATCAGGCAGGGAGTATATCAATGAATGATATACGTCAGAATTGGGCAAATCGTAAATATGAAGGCGCTCCAAGGGAATGGGCTATTGAAGCGATTGCACACGCCAAGAAGCAGAAATAAAAATGGCCCCACCAGTTAAGGCAGGGCCATGTTTTTTATCTTGTGGTCACGGCAAAGGCGTTTACTTTGCCAGCCTCATTGTGTTTATCATAACCCTTGTCGCGGCCACAGGCCATCCCATCTAGCCATCCGCCGTTATAATAATCCCCGCGCTTCCTCACCCTTTTGTGAGCAGCGTCAGCCTCTTTCTCTGTAGCAAACCATACGATGCTAAAGCAAATGCGGCTATCGTGGTCGATGGCGTTGGGAAAGTGTAATGACATAATCATTCTCCTATTCAATTGTCAAAGAGCGGGGCAAGGCCCCATCAACAAGGTGTTTCCTGCTGATGAACATTATATAGCAGATCACAATATTAATGTCAACACCTTTTTTCATAATAGATAATAATGAAAAAGGTGCTTGACAGGATAAACGGACATTTATAAAAGGGGGCATCAGCAAGGGGATTTTCCCCGCCAACAGGGAGACTGACAATGTTCACTTTATCGCAAGCTAAAAAACAAGCGGCTGAATTAACCGCAATGCACGGCAAACCTTATCTGGTGTTTAAAACTTCAGCTAAGGCCATATGCAACCAGCGCCCACAGAATCTTTTTAACACAGGTCGATATGGCTATTGCGCCGCTGACGAGCGCAATGACTATGCATCTGGTGGCGCGGAGTTCATGGCATGAGCATCACCCTGCATCAATTTGAACGCATCGACACGCTGCTATCGAAGCAGCTTCGTGCTGGCTCATTTGAAACGTGCGCCGATCCCCGCGAATACATCCGCAATAGCAACCGCCTGTTTGATGCTTGTATCGACGCTATGGGCTTTGTTTACATGGATCAGTTTGCAAGCGCAGAGCATTGCGCTGCAGCCATTGTAACAGAAGCCCTTCTGTATGCCGACTTTGTGGTTGAGGACGCATGACACCTAGAGGCCGTAACTTTGCAGAGATAGATGCTATCGCAGAGATGTATGATTACACTCTTGGCGACATTTTAGGCAAAGGCAAAAACAGAACTTTGGTCAAAGTAAGGCGCAAATGCGTTGTTATGTTGAGAGACAAGGGCTATTCTACGACAGAAATAGGTAGGATTATGCAGCGCGACCATAGCACCATATGCCATGCGTTGAGTATGTATGTACTGAAAGGCGAAGGCGATGACACCATCGAAGCTTAAACTAGCCAGAGTAGCTATGGGCTACAGTGTAACAGAGATGGCTGACGCTTTACGCCTATCGCCAGACAATGGCGCAACAAGCATACGCAAGATGGAATCTGGCAAGGTGCGTATCAGTGGGCCTATTATGGTTGCAGTCGATGCAATGCTAAAGGGCTATGATCCATTTGACGATGATTATGAGGTGTAATATGATTGATAATGGTGAGGGCTCTAACTGGAAGTCTGCACTTGAGCCAGACAATCGCAGCTTAAAATTTTACACAACAGAAGAACTTAACGCTCCGTTTGTGTTGGAAGCAATTCAACGCTGGCACGGATGCACAATAGGTGATGCAGTCATTAAGCGTGATGAAGAATTAGCTTGTCGCACACAGGTAGATGAACATGGATAGTCCCAGTAGCTACCAGATCGGCGGAGATCACTACGCATCTAAAAGCGTTCAGCCTTGGGAAGCAATGGAGTCTTGGATGTCGCCAGAAGCTTTCTCAGGTTATTTGCAAGGTAATTGCATAAAGTATTTATCACGCTATCGTGAAAAGAACGGTATTGAGGATTTATATAAAGCGCAGCATTACCTTGCCAAGCTATGTGAACACGAAAGCGAGAGAAATGATAGAGGCACCCAAGATTGAGCAGCGCAGTGTTGCGAAGTTGATTCCATACGCAGCTAACAGCAGAACGCACAGCGATGCACAGGTGGCGCAGATAGCGGCAAGCATCAAAGAGTTTGGCTGGACTAACCCAATCCTGATAGATGGTGACAATACAATTATTGCTGGCCACGGAAGGCTCCTGGCAGCACGAAAGCTTGGCATGGAAGAAGTGCCAGCCATTATCCTTGACCATCTTACAAAGGCCCAGCAACGCGCCCTAGTGATAGCTGATAACCAACTTGCCCTAAACGCAGGGTGGGATATGGGTATGCTGAAGGCAGAGATTGAAGACCTAAACCTAGAGAACTTCAACCTGGAGCTTCTTGGCTTTGATGACGATTTTCTGGACGGATTGCTAGAGACAGCGCCATCGGGAGGCAACACCGACGAGGACGCTGTTCCTGAAGTGCCTGAAACACCAAAGACAGTGCTGGGTGACGTATGGGTGCTAGGCAACCATCGACTGATGTGTGGGGATAGCACAAGCATTGATGCGCTGGAAAAGCTGACGGAAGGCAACCTAGTCGATATGTGGTTAACCGACCCGCCTTATAATGTTGCATACGAAGGCAAAACAAAGGATGCGCTGACTATTCAAAACGACAGCATGACCGACGATAGCTTCCGCACGTTCTTACGCAATGCTTACGTTGCGGCTGATATTGTTATGAAGCCAGGTGCTGTGTTTTATATTTGGCACGCTGATTCCGAAGGATATAATTTCCGTGGTGCTGCCCATGATGCGGGATGGAAGGTGCGTCAGTGTTTGATCTGGAAGAAGTCCACGATGGTTATGGGACGCCAAGACTATCATTGGAAGCACGAACCATGCTTATACGGGTGGAAAGAAGGCGCTGCTCATCTATGGGCAACAGATCGCAAGCAAACCACTATCCTTGAGTTTAACAAACCAAGCCGCAATGGTGAGCATCCGACAATGAAGCCAGTTGAGTTGTTTGAATACCAAATGCTTAACAACACCAAGGGCGCTGATCTTGTTCTGGATAGCTTCGGTGGCTCTGGAACAACAATCATCGCTGCAGAAAAGCATGGACGCTACGGTCGACTGATGGAACTAGACCCAAAATACTGTGACGTAATCATCAAGCGTTGGCAGGACTTTTCTGGTAAGGTAGCTATTCACGCAGAGACAGGTGAGGCATTCGATGGCTGATGTTAAGTTAACCGCAAAGCAGGAAGCATTTGCTCAAGCGATAGCTGACGGCATGGGGCAAGCTGATGCTTACAGAATGGCTTATGACGCAGAAGGCATGAAGGACAACACAGTTTATCCTAAAGCATCTCGTATGATGAACGAGGGCAAGATAAGGGCAAGAATCGACGAATTGAAGTCTATGGTTGTCGAAAAGCAACTCTGGTCACGCGAAATGTCTGTCAAAGGGCTTATACAAGCGTATCGTATTGCCCAGGATGCAAAGACATCAACAGGCATGACAGCAGCCGTTAAAGAGCTAAACGTAATGCACGGATTCAACGAGCCGACTAAGCTAAGTATCACTGGCAGCATGATCCAGCGCATTCAACGCGAAGTGATTGATGACAACGCTGAAGATTAAAACCCCGCGATGGTTTAAGCCATTCCTAAAGCCTAGCCGCTATAAAGGCGCACATGGTGGCCGTGGATCGGGAAAGAGCCATGCCTTTGCGGAAATGGTAATAGAAGCGCACGTTATGGATCAGCGGCGCAGAACAGTATGCGTCCGCGAGATTCAGAAGTCATTGGCGCAATCCGTCAAGCGCTTGCTGGAAATTAAGATCGAACAGCTTGGCGTTGAGGATTACTTTGAGATTCAGGAAAGCCAGATCAAGTCACGGCATGGCGATGGCTTAATCATCTTCCAGGGGATGCAGAACCACACGGCCGATTCCATTAAGTCGCTAGAAGGTTATGACTGCGCTTGGGTTGAGGAATCACAGACGCTATCACAACGCTCGCTTGACCTATTGCGTCCAACAATCCGTAAGCCAGATAGCGAACTGTGGTTTACATGGAACCCGCTGAACAGCAGTGACCCGATTGATATGCTGCTGCGTGGCCCAAGCCCACCGCCTGACGCTACGGTTGCTCAGGTAAACTATCGAGACAATCCGTGGTTCCCTGATGTGCTTAAAGGCGAAATGGAATACGATAGGGATCGTGACCCTGACAAATACAAGCACGTTTGGTTGGGTAACTATTCATCGAACAGCGAAGCGCGTGTATTCCGTAACTGGAAGGTAGAGGACTTTGAAACGCCAGATGACGCAACGCATCGCTTTGGTGCTGACTGGGGCTTTGCTTCTGACCCGACAGTCTTAATCCGCTGCCATGTCGTTGGCCGCACAATCTATGTCGATCATGAAGCGTATCGTGTAGGCTGTGAGATTATGGACACGCCAGACCTATTCTTTACTGTGCCTGACTCTGAGAAGTGGCCCATCGTTGCTGACAGCGCCAGACCTGAAACCATCAGCCATATGAGAAAACATGGCTTCCCAAAGATCATGGCAGCAGTCAAAGGGCCTAAGTCTGTAGAGGAAGGCGTCGAATGGTTGAAGTCTTACGACATCATTGTTCACCCTCGCTGCCAACACACGATTGACGAATTAACGTGCTATAGTTATAAAACTGACCCCTTGACAGGACAAATCTTGCCAATCCTTGCAGATCGTGATAATCACCTTATAGACGCGCTACGTTATGCGTGCGAGGCCATACGTCGAGCAGTCCCTGCAAAGACTTTCGATGTGCAACCTTTGGCAACTGTGAGTAGGTGGTAAATGGCTCGATTGAATAAAGAACAACGGTTCCAGAACATCCATCAACAGGCGATGACGGAGTTCGACCGTGTTCAAACATCTGTGCGTGATGAACGCTTGCAGTGCTTACAAGACAGACGCTTCTATTCCATAGCTGGAGCGCAGTGGGAAGGCCCACTTGGTGACCAATACGAAAACAAACCACGTTTTGAGGTAAACAAGATTCACCTTAGCGTCATTCGTATCATCAACGAATACCGTAATAACCGCATTGCCGTAGACTTTGTAAGCAAAGATGGCGAAGCAAACGACAAGCTAACCGAAACGTGTAACGGTCTCTATCGTGCAGACGAACGGGACAGCGGCGCAGAAGAAGCATATGACAACGCTTTTGAAGAAGCTGTAGGCGGTGGCTATGGCGCATGGCGTTTACGCACTGCGTATGAAGATGAAGAAAACGATGAGGACGAACGCCAGCGCATCCGCATAGAACCAATCTATGACGCTGATAGCTCCGTGTTCTTCGACCTTGATGCAAAGCGCCAGGACAAGGCAGACGCTAAGTATTGCTTCGTTCTGTATTCAATGACCTATGAGGCTTACAAAGCTGAATGGAATGATGACCCAGCAACATGGCCCAAGGTAATCCATCAATACGAGTTTGATTGGGATACGCCTGACGTTGTGTTTGTCGCTGAGTATTATCGCGTTGAAGAAGTGCGTGAGACAGTCCGCATCTTCCTGACGATCCAAGGCGAAGAAGAACGCTATATGCAAGCAGACTTCGACGCAGACGAAACGCTAGAGGAAACACTGGCCGCTGTTGGCACTGTAGAAGTACGCCAGAAGCGTACTAAGCGTAAGCGCGTCCGCAAGTATATCATGAGCGGTGGCGGCATCCTTGACGATATGGGCTACATTGCTGGCAAGAACATTCCTATCGTTCCTGTTTATGGCAAGCGTTGGTTCGTTGATAACGTAGAGCGTTGCATGGGCCATGTGCGTTTAGCCAAAGACCCACAGCGCCTGAAGAATATGCAGCTATCTAAGCTGGGTGAGATCAGTGCGCTTTCGTCGATTGAAAAGCCTATCTTGGTTCCTGAACAGGTATCAGGCCATCAGGTAATGTGGGCAGAGGATAACCTACGCAATTATCCTTATCTGTTAATCAATCCAATCACAGGGCCAAACGGCGAGACTACTGCTGCTGGCCCAGTTGCTTACACCAAGTCCGCACAGATTCCTCCGGCAATGGCAGCATTACTTGCGCTAACTGAGCAGGACATGGCTGAGATACTGGGAAGCACCCAGCAAGCAGACAAGATGGTCAGCGGTATCAGTGGTAAGGCTGTGGAGCTAATCCAGACCCGCCTAGATATGCAGACGTTCATCTACATGAGCAACATGGCTAAGGCTGTGCGCCGCTGTGGTGAGATATGGCTGTCAATGTCGAAGGACATCTACGTTGAAGAAAAGCGCAAGATGAAAACTGTCGGCGCTATGGAAGAAGTTGGTTCGATTGAACTGATGAAGCCACAGATCGACGAAGAAACAGGCGAACTGATTTACGAAAACAACCTGGGCGATGCCTTGTTTGATGTTGCCGTAGACGTTGGCCCATCGTCGAGCAGCCGCCGTGATGCCACAGTGCGTGCGCTTACAGGCATGATGCAAGTTACCACCGATCCAACAACCCAACAGGTTCTGCAAGCTATGGCTATCATGAACATGGAAGGCGAAGGCATTGGCGACATCAAGGAATACTTCCGTAAGCAGCTAGTCCAGATGGGCGTTCTGAAGCCAACGGAAGAAGAACAGCAGCAGATGATGGAAGCACAGGCTAACGTGCAGCAAGACCCACAGACTGCTTATCTGCTGGCTGAAGCTGCAAAGGCCCAAGCACTGGCTATCAAGGCACAGGCTGACACTGAACTTACCTTGGCGCGTTCTGAAGAAACGAAGGCCAAGACAATTCAAACGCTATCAAGCGTCGATATAGACGAACGCAAGTCCGCTATTGAGACTGCTGAAAAGATTGGGGCCGCAATTAGGCCGCAAATGAATGTGGTTCCACCCTCCACACAATTTGGGTGAGTTAATGGGGTTAAAACATGAAAACGGCAGAACTGGATAACGACAACATCGACACAATAGACATCGACACAGACATCAATGACCAAGCGGAAGATGAGACCAATTCCATCGACCAGGCTGATGATGACGAAGAAGATGACGAAGATGAAGTCGTAATATCTATCGGAGAGGAATCGCCACCTCAAGATGAAGAAGTTCGTGCGCCAGCTTGGGTGCGTGAATTGCGTAAATCAAATCGGGAAAAAGAGCGGAAGATACGCGAACTGGAAGCAAAGCTAAATACGGCAGCAACTGAGACCAAACCAGTTGCATTAGTATCTAAGCCAACGCTTGAAAGTTGCGACTATGATTCCGACGAGTATGAACAAAAGCTTGCTGATTGGTATGAGCATAAACGCGAATACGATTCAGTGGAAGCCAAGGCAGAAGCGCAGCGAGATGCTGAGTCTAAAGCATGGCAGGACAAGCTTGATTCCTATGCGAAGGCAAAATCTTCGTTGAAGGTGCGGGACTATGACGAAGCTGAAGCTACGGCTTTAGATACGTTTAACGTAACGCAGCAGGGAATAGTTCTACAAGGCTCTGACAATCCTGCTTTGCTTATTTACGCAATTGGCAAAAGCACTAAGCGAGCTAAGGAACTGGCAGCAATCACCGACCCCGTAAAGTTTGCCTTTGCGGTAGCAAAACTGGAGACTCAGTTGAAAGTAACTAACCGTAGGGCGACAACCACGCCAGAACGTACAATCACCTCAAACGGTGGGCGTGTGTCTGGTTCCATTGATTCAC